GCAGCAGTACTGCTTTGCGCCGCCAGTGATGCGCTGGTATCAGATGCGGCGGCGTGAGTGGATGCCTCCGATGCTGATGACGAGGCGGCTGTTGCGCTGTCCGGGAGACTAATTACCCGGGTATCGGGTGAGTGGAAAAAGAAAAGGCCACGCGAATACGCAGCCTGTAATATAAGATTTATATATTCAGCGGCACTCCATCCAACAAACCACCCACGGTTGTACGGATTTTAACGGAGTGCTTTTGGATGAGCGCTGAGCCCAGTGGTCAGTATTTTTACACAGCAATTTTGCAAAAAACGGCACCCATTCAAACTCAGGCCGCTTTCAGTCACTATGGTAATCCCATCATCTCATACTGAAAAACTTTTACTGGAGCGGTCAGCGGAAATCAGACCTCGTGCCTACAGCTTAGAAATCTGTCCGGGTGAGCCAGTGGCGGTCGGTTGTTACGGTGCCGGGTGCCTCCCGGTGAACCACATACCAGTCGACATGGTTCGCGAGGAACATATATTAGACTGGTCGCCCCGCCGCTCAGGGGGATTCACCATAACTGTGTTTTTATCGGCTTACTAAAGTAAAACTTTAACAGCAGACATCCTCCACGCTCTAAGAAACAAGAAGGTCTACTGCACTACGGATAAAAGTTTACATAAGTTTTGATTAAGGCTATGTTCTTTACGGGAACATTTGTAGAACCTTATATCTCTTTGGCATTATTTTGCGACGATACGGGTGCCCGCTCTCTGTAGCGGGCTTTTTTTTCGCCTGTAAAAAAGGCCCACCGAAGTGAGCCTTTGGGACACGCTATATTTGTTATCAGTATGCTGCAGTGCCGGGTGCCTCCCGGTGAATCTTTGGCTGGCTATACCGTGACTCGCGTGGCAAATAAACAGCTATTTCCATTAAAAACCAGTTACGCCCCACCGCCAGGGGGATTCACTGCAACCGCAATAACATAACATGATAATTTACCACGTTTATTATTTTAAGAATTATCTGCTCACGTCTGGCAACAATGACCTGTAGATTGTGTTCCGCTGCACAGGCCCCTCAGTTATAAAGCGACCTTTGCCCGGCTTCATGAGGGGTAAACAAAAGCAATATCTGTGTAATTCCCGAGTGTCTTTATAGTAGTTGCTGCCCGCTCACTCCGGTGAGCGTTTTTTTACCAGAAATGCTAAATCATCTGAGAATAAATATGCCCCGATATTATAAAATCAGTCGCTCCTGGGAAGGCAGGAGATACATATACAGGAATGATGTCCTTCTGGAAGCCATTGTCACTTCAGATACAAATCAGAATACAGAGGAAACACTGATTCAATGGTTAAATGACAAAGAAAAGGGAACCACTACCGTCGATTATAAAAATATCACGTGCTGGTATTACGGTGGGGTGTGGCTGCATTATCTCATTAACAATGATGCACTGTCTTTATATATGCATTCAAGCGGTGAAGACGCTTTTGATTCGATCCATTTCTGTGCCCGTGAAATAGCAAGGATATTCTATAAAAATCATCCTGGTATTAATATCCGTTGGATTGAGCATCCACATAAACGCAACAATCTCAGACAAACATCAATAAACAGTGAGTCATAAAAAACCCCACCAGGCGGCAGGGTTTCGATGATTCATTTTGTTCAGGTACAACTTCGCATGGTTAGAAGCATACACGACAGTTTCGGACAAAATCAAGCTATGTGTCGTGAAAATACTAAATTTTGTTGAAATCATCGCTAAAACTGGTCGCATTCTGAAAAGCAGCATCAGCCTTACGCTCTTCCCGGTAACAAATATCCACCAGCGCCTCCAGGAATGGTTTCCAGTTGCGGGTCCATGTTCTGACATGTAATTCCGGAACTCGCCTGAGAATCGCTTTATATGCAGCCGTAGAGGGTACCGGAGAAAAACCATTTCCGGAACAGCGTTCACAGGTTTTGAACACCGGCACACCTCTTTCTTTTGTCGCAATACGGTCGAGCACTTCACCTTTTCCACCGCAACGGCACCGGGCCAACAGCTCACCTTTACCGTTACATGCCACACATGCACGCCTGACCAGTTCGTGCTTGATTTTCGGAGGCACGATTTCCATACCGTCAGAGTTGAAGACTCCAGGATGTTTTATCACATCCTCATACTGAGAGGTTAATCCGCTGCCTTTGCAGGTGTGACAGGTCACGCTGGTAGCTGCCGAACGGGAATATTCAGCAAAGGCAAACTGCGCCAGTACCTGCATACACCATCCGAACTCACATCCGGCGGCCTTCCTGACGTTCTTCGGAGCCGTCTCCATCGCATGTCGCGCCAGCGCCTGTACCGCCAGTTGCTCATCGGTTTTGCTGATCCCGGCCTTTCCGAAGAAAGCAGCCAGACCAAACCGCGCGCGGCTGCTGGTGGTACCAATAGCCGCCATTACATCTGTACCGGTGAGACGATCCGGAGAGGTTCCTTTCACGTCGTCGCTGATGTGCATACCCTGCGGGCTGAAGTGTTTTAGCGATGCTTCCAGTTTCATGCTTTCCCCTCAACGTCCACATTACCCAAAAAATCAGGATCGCCGCCTAGCTTGGCTACCTCATTTTTAAAAACGATATTTTCAAGTATCAGCGCACCAACCTCGTTGTTGAGGTGAGATACTTTCCGCTTTAACTCCAAATATTCATCGGGGCTAATCAGTTCCTGAAGCTGGCTTTTTGCAAACATAAATGCTTCAAACAGGTCCACATCCACACCTCCAAACGATAACGGATCATGGCATTCAGATTCCTGTTGGCGAACTTGCGCTTTCAGGCACTGATAGTTTTCAATCGCTTCTTTTAAAACTTCGTTTTTCATACTCAGCACCTCGCAACGTTGCTTGCTTCCCACTCCAGATCGACTTCGCTCTGAGGTTTATTGACCAGATAATTCATAGGTCCGCTCTTGCCTTCGAGAAATTGATGTGACCTGGCGTCAAAGGTTGCCCCAATATCACCGATCCAACCCTCCCCCTCTCGCTGCTTCAGCAGGCGGATCATTGACGCTGGCATCTGGATAGCGGTCTGTTCATCCTTATCCAGACTCTCATATCCCATGCGCTCGGCCTTGCGCTGTGCCAGTTCGCGGGGAATATTTCGCCAGATTGCCATTACGTTATCGGGCATATCGGTTAATGCGCCGGTACCCTTAACATCCATTTTCCCCGTCGGCGCGGCTTCGTTTGTTTTGCGGGCGTGCGTTACCAACAAGACGTGACAGTTATGTTCGTTTTTGAAGTTGCACAGGGTATCGATAAACTCTTTCTGTCCGCCGTAGTCCTCCTCGTCGAGACCACATTTCGCCAGGTTGTCGATCACGAACAGGTCAATTCCATAACGACGGCGGGCATAGGCGAAGATTTCCAGCAGGCGCCCGGCCTTCGCGGTACCGGTGAGCTTGAACACCCACAGGCGATCGGAAAACCATTCGTTTGTCATGATGATCTCTTCGCGTCTCGGCGATGCGGTGCAAATGGTCTGGCGCGTCAGGCGGGCCAGCATTTTTCCGGGTTTCAGTTCCAGAGAGGCGATGCACGTGCGTACTTCCTGGTTCATGGCGGCGACGGCTATATGGCCCACCAGCTCGGTTTTGCCATGCCCATTCACCCCGTTAACCAGCGTCAACTCGCCGGCGCGAAATTTGAAATTGTTGTTTAATGACGCCCATGGGCTGGTGAACAGGCCAACATCGCGATGCTCAAAAGCATCAATGGTTTCCTGGAGGAGATCACCTGCTGAACACAGTTCGTCAGGGTCGAAGAATTTCGCCGTACCCAGGCATTGCCAGACGTCATCCTCGCTCATCCCGGCCATCAGACATTCGTTGATATCTTTGTGCGGCAGCTCCACCAAACGACAACGATGCTCACCCAGGCGCCTGGCGATTTCTTTCGCTGCTTCGCGTCCAACTTCGTCATTGTCCAGGCTGAGCCAGATTTCATCGAAGCGATCCAGGTTGTGATACTCGTACTCGATCCATTGCTGTTTGGCACCCTTCCCGCCGCCGAACGGCACCGACAGCGCACTGATGCCCAGTTGCGAGTAGGTCATACAGTCGATTTCCCCTTCGCACAACACGACAGCGCGGGCTTTGGCGTCCATAGCCTGCCAGCCAAACAGACTCGGCTCACAGTCAGCCTCAACCATAATGAGCTTTTTCCCGCCAGGACGTTCGGTACCGATCCGCTTCACCTGCAGCAGTTCGCCGTTGCGGATGTACGGGAACGCCACCGCCGCCACTTCGCGGTTTTCATCGTGGTACCAGACCACCGCGTCAGAAACGCGGAACTGGTCAGCAGTCTCGCGAGTGATCCCGCGGGAGGCCAGATAGTCGTAGCAATGGTTCGCTTTTTTTACGCCCTTCTTCGTCGGACGGGAGAATGTTTTTTTCTTGGCCTCGAAGTGGTGATCGTCGTCTTTCAGGCCCAGGAATTCTTTAGCCTCCCGCATGGCGTCATGCAGTTGGCAGTTGGCAGTTGCGCACCAGCACCCACAAATCGAGCAAATCGCCGCTGTCACCGCTGGCAAAATCTGACCACGCCTTTTTCCCGCTCAGGTTAATTTTCAGGCTCTTGCCAGAATCGCCATTGGTGTTACCCACGCACCACTCTTTTCCTTCAAGATGCCCGCGAGGCAGCAGATATTTCGCTACCCTCTCAGCGTTGTCCCACAGTTTTTCGGATAGTTCAGCCGGCCCCATTAGATACTCCGTAAATCGAATTTGATAAAACACCACGTCACGAATCCCTCGCGCAGAACGCCGTGGTTATATGCCATCAGCACGCTCTTGAAGAATGGTTTCATTGGCGATACCCGCCGCGCTTCATGCGCTCGATAGCGGCCTGGTTGATAAATACCTCCGCTGTTCCGTCTCCAGATGGTGTGCACCATGACACAGCAGGCGGTTGACTTGCGGTCAGCGCTTCGTTTTCATCTAGTGATATTGCGGGCTTGTTGGGCACACGCTCCGGGAACAACCCCTGCCAGCCTCCAGCAATTGAGCGTCGGATCACTTCATCGGCATTCTGATGGCCTGCAAGTTGCTTAGCCTGGTATGCGCAGGTTGTTTCCGTCAGCGGTTGACGCTTCTCCCGGCGAAATTTAATCCAGTCCAGCCAGATTTCAGCGCTGACGTTTTCAGGTTTTAGCCCTGCAGGGTCGAACGAAGATTTTTTCTGGCGCTTTGCGCGCACTTCTTGTGGTTCATGATCTTTTACTTGTGGATCATGTTTTAAACCTTGTGGATCTGGGTCCAGATTCTGGAGGGTGAAAACGCCATTTTTGCCAGATTCTGGAGGGTGAAAACTATCTGAACCTTCAGATTTCAGAGGGTCAGATTCTGAACATTCAGATTCTGGAGGGTGAAAACTATCCCTGTTTCGCTGCTCTTCTTTCAGTGCTTTCACTTTGTCCTTTTCAGTGCGGGCATACATTTCAAGGCGCTCAGCGTTGAGGTAATACTTATTCGATGAATTGCGATTGCCCCTGCGACGAAATTCGCGGGATAACCAGCCAGCAGCCTCCAGTTCGGAGATGGCCGATCTCACGGTACTCTCGCCCAGCCCCAACTGGCGGCAGATAGTTTCCACACTTGGGTAGCTCATACCATCATCATTGGAGTAATCGGCGAGCCGCGCCATAATCAACAGTTTTGCACCTTTGATATTGTGAGCCGCACAAGCGTCCCATACGTTGCCAAGTATTCTGCTGCTCATGCTGCACCTGCCTGTTCGGTATCGTGGTTCGCCGTCAAATTCTGAGTGCCACCACTTGAATTGCGCTGGTATTTACTGATATATTTCTTCATGAAATCTTTCCTTAGGCAGATAGATTTCAAACAGGTATGAACATGTGAAGTCAGAACAGGCCGGGGAGCGCACCTCTTCCCGGCTTTTTCTTTGCCTGTTTGCGTTCCACCGTTGTTGTCTGGCCTGCTGCCCACTGACGAGCACGAAATAGACAATCCTCATGCATACTCCCCTTACGGCTTGCCTGAGAGCATCGCCGGTAGTAATCAACACCTTGGGTAGCCCCCCCTGAGCGACAATTTCAGAAACCCCCTCCGCCACCAGTGCAGTTGTAATGTGCTTACGGATAAAATCAGTTGGGTTCGCTATTACCTGAACGGTCTTCACATTACCCCGAAGCATATTGAGGCCACCAATGGTCATGTAGCACTGCGGATGGAGCATGGCATCCGGACCAGGAAAAACATCATCATTCAGTTCGAAGGGCCTGTTCCGGCGAAAGCTGAAACTACAGAACTGGTATTCAACAAAGAAGCGTTTGCCATTCACCGGGACGTATTCGAACGCCGAATTTCAATCACGGGTATCAAACTGGTTGACGGACTTTTTCCGGATATGGAGCGAGTGATCCCGAAAAAAGTGGATTTCAGCATCAATCCGGTTATCCAGGCGAAATATCTCAGTTATCCGGAGAAGATGTTTGGTCGCGAGCGGAAATTTATTCCCGTGCAACTGCAGCCGTCCGGCGAACATGGCGCGGTACGTTTTCAGTTCGATCCGGTTATTAACACGACTTACGGCAATCCTGAATTCGTTGTGATGCGCTGCCGTGATGATACCTTCAAAATTGCCGGGGAGTATCAGGGATGAAAATTGAATATCAGGACTATGGTGCCGTGGCGAACATAGTGATCACCAGCACCCTGTTTGAGTTCCGCAAGCATAGCCGGATGGTTGACGCCATGCTGCTCTGCACACCAGGAATAGTTGCAAACCGTAGT